CTCTTCTTCTGATTCTTCTATATCTTCATAAAGAGCCTGAGCAATAGTTGCTTTTGTATCATTGTCATCTATTTCTATTTCAGATGCTTCTGCTAATTGTTTCAGTTCAGCCAAAGTAAAAGCTTCTGAAGCTTTCTTTGAATCCTTACCTGATTTATACATATCATGAAATCTCTTTGACAATTCTGGGAGTTTTTCAGCTTTTTCCTCTTTGAGCAAAGCTTTCTCTAATTCAGGATTAGCATATTCTAGATGACCAGCTGCCAAAGCTGCTCTAACTCTTTTTGATACCAATTGAGCTTGATTTAATTCTATTATCTCTCCCTTACAAACTGTAATACCAGTGGATTGGTCGTGGAAGATGTTTGCTTTAGCTCCCACCTTTACATACTTATTTGCCATAATTTATTATTTTTTAGGTTGGTGTATAAGGTAGGGAGTATAATTCCCTACCATTTTATTTAATCAAGGTTTACCAAGCTATATGGATCAATATTCATATAGCTTGGGAATCCCTTGTCCGTAAATGCTTTATTAGAAGCCAACATAACAACAGCATCCTGATACATTTTAGCAAATCCAGTAGTAAGAGATGCGTAAATTGCTTGAGTTTGGTTAGATACAATTCTTTCAGATTCTAGCATCAATTGCTGAGCAGTAAGTTTAATCATTGCTGCAGCTTTATCCAACATCAAGATCTGATTATCAGGGATTCCCGGATGAATAAAGAAGTTAGCAGAAGTCGGAACCGGAGTTTTAATATTCAGTGTAGCCTGAGTAGTTCCAGATTGACGATTCTTAAATTCAGGCAAATCCAAGATATCCAAAGCCTGATCTTCATCCCCAATAAGGTTATTGAAATTACGTCCCATACGAGCAGCACGAATCCAAATCTTCAACAAATCACGATATTGAATACCAGCAGAGGTATCTTTTACACCGATAACTGGAGCAGATTCTGATCCATCAAGTTTGTTACCATTGATAGCACAATCTATTGCCAAAGTATCCATTGAATAACCCAATTGAATACCAAAATCACGAAGGAAAATAGCCATAACATCCAAAGATACATAGTTCTTAACCTCATCGGTGATTTTAATACCCTTACCAATCTTAAACAGATTAACTGTTTTCTGACCATAAGAGATAGTTCCCAATGGAATAGTTTCTGCCTCATTTACTTTTGCCGGAGTAGCATCAGACATATTGATGTACGGCATGATTGCTGATAAACCAGATATAGACTGATCTGAAGCAATCAGATTAGGGTAGAAAGGAGCTTCTCTAACACCCAAAGTTACAGCAGCACGAATAATTTCTGGAACTACCCAACGTACTGACTGATCCGGCATTGTGAAGATATTTTGCATAGTATCAACTTTAGGATTGATACCAATTCTGTCAAACAATTCGTTTTCAGTAATACCCCACTTTTCTGTTACCAATTCACCGAATGAAATATCTACTGATCTTTCTTTTTCCCCTCCAGCACGAGCTTGGTCTAGGAATTGAACCATGCTAGGAAATTCTTTTGTAAAATCCTGAGCCTTAAAATTTTTAATATCTACCATTGTATTGATTGTTTTATTAGATAACTAGGATTTGTACCAAATCACCAGCTTCTGCAGCAGGTGTAAGGTTATAAGCAATAGGAGCTGCAGTTGCTGAATCTGCCTCGTATTCTGCATAAATATTCTCAGCATCTTTTGATCCCGTTGGTTTTACTGGACCTGTAGTAAGAGCAGCTTTAGATACACCCCAAATAATAGCATAACCTCTTACCATTACAGTAACTTCAATAGGACCATGCTGTTTACTTTCTTTATATGCAGGATTAATAGAATCAGTTGCTGCCCAACCAATAATATTTTTAACTGCATCAGTAGATTTAAATCCCTGAATAGTTCCATCAGTATTCAATACTACGGGTTGTCCTTGAATAACTGATTCACCTTCTTTTACTGGGAAAGCTTGATGTAGCTTGTGAGATTCACTTTTGAAAATCGCAGCTCTTGGAGTATTATACCCCACTTTACGAAAATCTGCCATAATAATTATTGTTAATGTTATTGATTTTGTTCATTTCTCTTTTTTAAACGTAAAGATCTTAAAGCTTCAGAAGTGTCTTTTGGACTTTGATTCTTATCTTTATCTTTGTTTTCAGTAGTATCTTCAGTTACTGAAGAAGCTCTTGATACATTATGAGAACCACAATCAGAACATTTCATAGGGAATTTATCTTCTAATTGAGAAGTATAAGTTTTACCCAATGAAGTAAGGGTTGTAAGGTCAGCATTTGATAAAAGAGTGATCATAGATTCATCTATTTTATCTTCTCCCATAAGCTTCTTATAATCAGAAGTTACTTTTTCACGAACATCAGAAAGATGTTGAGTTCCGATGGTAACCATTGGTTTATCTTTTTCAATCTGATCTTTCAAACCTTGAAGTTCTGTTTTAAGATTATCTCTCTCAGTAGTAATTGCAGAAAGACTTTCTTTAGTAGTTTTCTCTGATGCAATAAGTTCTTTAATTGCTGATAAAGCCAATTCTTTTGTTGCCTCTTTATTTTCTCCCAGAGACAATAGGTTTTCTCCAAAAAGGCTTTGTAGAAATTCTTTTAATTCATCCATATTTTCTTGAGTTTTATTATTTTGGTCCCTGGGACCATTATTAATTGCATTATTAAACACCATGGTATTGTGTAATACCTCAGCTTTAGTAATATCTTTAAAATCAGTAAAGAAATACCAATTGCGTCCTACTTTATCAGAATAAGAATTAGCTTGATTAGCTGCATGAACAGGATTAACTATTTTACCATTCTCATCAACCTTTTGAGCAAAAGGATCAGCTCCATGTGATACTAAAGAAGTTTCATAATAACCAATAATATTACTAGCAACTTTACATACTAATCTACCATCTGACCCAATTCTACCAAATTGATCCCAAAAATCAGCATCTGATAATTTAGGATGGGATTTTTCCCACATGAATCTAATAGTTACTGAATTGCTATGGATAGATGGAGGGTCCATTAGAATACCTCTAGCAATTCTAGGATTAGCTTTAGCATCTATCTTTAATTTAGCATTTATACCAGCAGGAACTGTAATACTTCTACCATCTTTATTAGTAGAATAAGCTTCTTGCCAATATACTTCTTTTACTGAACCAATAGCATTACCTATATTTGTCTCGTGATCACAGTTTACAGTTTGACCAATTAAAAGATTCATAGAAGATTTTAATACTCCATTCTTACTAAAATCTACTGGAGACCAATTTCTTGCAACTATACCTGCAGATAACATTCGATAAATTGGTTCTATAAATTCTTCATCAGTTGGTACTAAATCCTCGGGTTTCACATCTGGATAGTAAGTATTGTAATTAAGATCACTACCAAATAATCCAAATGATTCCAAAGTTTCTATTGCCTTACTAGATTCGAAGAATTTTTCAGAAAATCCCTTTCCAGAAATCTTGTTAGGGATATGACCTGCCATAATACTATGACCTTGTCCTAGTGTAATTACATCTTCAAACATATTTTATCTTTCTTTAGTGTCTCCATCTTTTCTCCTAGGATTAGGATTATTCTTATCCCTAGTCTTCCTATCAGATTTATCTTTATCATCCTCTCTAGATTTTTTCTTAGCAGAATCATTTACATCACCAGAAGAATCTAAAGGTACTCTAGGTTCTTTTTGATCAGGTTTAATATATCCCATAACAAAAGCAAAATCTTCTTGACTAATGATTCCCTGATTGTATAGAGAAACGTAATTTCGTATTTTATATTCTTGAGATTGTTGATATTTTAATTCATCGGTAACTGTAGAAGAATTAAATTCTACTTTACAACCCTTATTATTAAATCCAGCCATTAGCAACTCTAGAGAATATATAAATTGCATTACATTTGATAATAACATTTGTATATTCTTCAATTGAGATATCATTTTTGATAATACCATATTAGCTCCACCTTCTGTAGTTGAAGCTTGTACACCTATGATATTACCATTTACTGATAAACCATTAGCTACTGATTGTTGGTTTAGATTCCATACCTTATCTATATTGGATAAGTTTTGAGTAGTAGATATCATATTAAATTCATGATCATCTATATAACCAGTTACTAAACCATCTTTCATACCTTCTCTCAGGTTCTGCTTTAAATCTCTGAGAGTTTTTATCAACCTCTTTTCATAAGCAGCTTCGGATTCATCAGCCCTACGTGAAGGTTTTTCCATTTTTGCTTGTAAGAATCCGAAGAACCCCATCAATTCCATGATATGTTTCATATTAATCTTCATATCTGATTGCTCTTTGAGAGAATCTAAAGCAGTCAAGAAGGGTGGAACTCCATACGGTTCATCGGTATCATTAAACATACCACAGTATTTATAAGTGGCAAGATTTAATTTAATATAAGGTTCTGTTGTTCTAGTTAAAAATGAACGATTTCTTTGATAAGGGTGATACCTACCATCATTTAATCTCCTAAATACTACATCTTCTGGGTTAATGAAAACTATAGTAGATAATCCGGATAAATCATTTTTAGGTACAGCTTCTACTGATATAGCTCCACCAACTAATAATTG